TTTTCCGTCGCCGGGGTGTCGGATATTGACTCCACCGCCGCAACAGATCTGTCCCGCGGCGTCCCGACCTCAACAGTCACTGAGGAGGAGCCCGACCCCGCAGAGGAGGCCGACGGCTTCGGCCAGGAACCCGCAGAGGAGGAACCGGCCCCAGTGGAGGAGCCTGAGCCCGAGCCGGAACCCGAACCTCAGCCTGCGCCGGAGCCTGCTCCAGCCCCGGAGCCTGAACCTGCGCCGGAGCCTGAGCCCGCCCCCGAACCGGAGCCCGCGCCGGAGCCGGTCCCGGTGGCCGAGCCGGAGCCCGTGGCGGCGGAGCCTGCCTCCGTCAACTACGTCGGCAACAAGAACACCGGCAAATTCCACCTCCCCAGCTGCTCCAGCGTGAGCGACATGAATGAGTCCAACAAGCTCTACTGGACCGGCAGCCGGGACGAGCTGATCGCCCAGGGCTACGTGCCCTGCGCCCGCTGTCATCCGTGACGGTGCCCGAATCGGGCACGAAGGGAGTGACCCCCATGGACGCCGCCCAGTACCTGAGAAAATCCCGCGTGGAGGAGGGCCTGGAGACCGACGAGGTCCTGGCCAAGCACCGCAAGGCCCTGGCCGACTACGCCGCCCGCAACGGCATCCGCATCATCGCCACCTACGAGGAGGTGGTCTCCGGCGAGAGCCTCTACGCCCGGCCGGAGATGCTCCGCCTGCTCCGGGACGTGGAGGCCGGCAGCTATGACGCGGTCCTCTGCATGGATCTGGACCGGCTGAGCCGGGGCCGGATGCACGACCAGGGCATCATCCTGGACGCCTTCCGGGACTCCGGCACCCTGATCGTCACCCCGGAAAAGACATACGACCTCCGGGACGAGCTGGACGACGAGATGGCGGAGTTCAAGACCTTCATGTCCAGGCGTGAGTACAAGATCATCAACAAGCGCCTGCGCCGGGGCCTCAACCAGGCCATCCAGGAAGGCTGCTATGTGGCCAACGCCCCCTACGGCTACCGCAGCGTCTACGTGGACAAGCGCCCCACCCTGGAGATCTACGAGCCGGAGGCCAAATTCGTCCGCATGATGTACCAGATGTACGCCGACGGCTACGGCTGCGTCAGCATCGCCCGGCAGCTCAACCTCCTGGGCGCCCGGCCCCACAGATCTGACGCCTTTAACCGGTCGTCGGTCATGCACATCCTGAAAAATCCGACCTTCGCCGGCAAGGTCGTCTGGAACCAGAAGAGCCACATCAAGAAGGGCTCCAAGGGCAACGAGACGCACATCACCATCTACAATCCCCGGGACCAGTGGACCGTCACCGACGGCCTCCACCCGGCCATCATCGACAAGGAGCTCTACGACCGGGTCCAGGAGATCATCGCCGGCCGCTACCGTCCCAGCCGCCAGGACGGGACGGTCAGGAGCCCCCTGGCCGGGCTGATGTACTGCGGCAGCTGCGGCGGGCGGATGCAGAAGATGATGGGCCGGACCAAGCTGCCGTATCTGCTGTGCCCAGTCCCCGGCTGCTGCGCCGGGACCAAGTACGAGCTGGTGGAGCAGCGGCTCCTGCTGCACCTGCGGGAGATCCTGGAGCGGCTGACCTCCGTCCAGGGCGCGGCCCAGCTCCCGCAGGGGACGGACTGGAAGACGGTACTGACGGAGGTCCGCCGGGAGCGCGCGGCGGCGGAGGGACAGAAAAACCGGCTCTACGAGCTGCTGGAGCTGGGAGAGTATGACCTGCCGACCTTCCGGGAGAGGATGCCGGTGGTCAAGGACAAGATCGCGGCCCTGGAGGCCCGGGAGGAGGAACTCCTGGCCGCCATGGACGCGGAGGCCCGGCGGGATCCGGCGGCCCAGGCGGAGAAAATCGCGGCGGTGCTGGCCGCCTACGACGACAGCGACGCCGCCCACCGCAACGCCCTGCTGCACTCGGTGGTGGAGCGTGTCACGTACTGGAAAGAGAAGAAGACCAAGCCCACGGATTTCCGCCTGGATGTACAGATCAAGCCGAATTAGGGGGTAGTGGTTAAAAGGCGTTATATCTTACGATAAAGATATAACGCCTTTTAACCACTCAAGTCCCCCTCAAAAAATCTCCCCCAAATCCTCAAAAACCTCTTGACATTTACACGCGTTGCGTGTATACTATAACCAAGCTAAGAGATCACCCCACCGACAAAAGGAGGACAACGATATGAAGATCAACACCCACGGCCTCACCATCAAGGGCATCAAGAAGGCATCCGGCGAGACCTGCGACTACGGCTACTACTCCGGCGAGTATGTCGAGATCTTCTACGACCGCGCCACCGGCGAGGTCTGGACCAAGTACCAGTACAGCCTGGGCCACAACTGGTGGACCCAGTACGACGACTCCGACGTCATCAAGGTCTGCAATACCAGCGAGCACCTGACCATGCAGCAGATCGCGGACCTCATCGCCGAGCGCGTGGCGATGGCCCCCGCCGTCTGACCAAAGGAGGACCCATCATGACCGACCCCCAGATCACCCACGCCTTTTCCGAGGCTCCCAACTACACCGACCCCGACGCCTTCATCTCCGACCTTCTCCTCTCCGCCGCTTTCCTCCCTCCCGACGACCCCGACGCCGACCCCGACCTCACCCAGGCCGACGCCCTCCGCCGGATCTGGCAGGCGGCCAACCTCCCCTTCAAGGCCCTCCTCGCGGAGCTGGGCCACACCCAGACCGGCCTCTCCCGCCGCTACGGCATCCCCCTCCGCACGGTCCAGGACTGGGCAGGGGAGAGGAGGACCCCGCCCCTCTGGCTCCGCCTGATGCTGGCGGACCTGGCCGGCTGGCTGGAGCGCGACGGACATGCCTAAGCTCCAGGACCTCACCGGTCAGCGCTTCGGGGAGCTGCTGGTCCTCCGCCGGGGCCCGGACTACGTCAGCCCCACGGGGAAAAAGACGGTGCAGTGGGTTTGCCGCTGCGAGGCCTGCGGCCGGGAGGTGACCATGCTCCGCAATACCCTCAAGGCAGCCTCCTCCTGCGGCTGCCGCAAGGGGGACAAGCTGAGAAAGGACCTCACCGGCCAGCGCTTTGGCCGCTGGACGGTGCTGGAGCCCGTCCGCCGGTCATCGCCCCGCCCCAACGGCAGCTGGACCGACTGGCTCTGCCGCTGCGACTGCGGCACCGAGCGCCTGGTGGACGCCAAATCCCTGACCACCGGGGCCTCCCGGTCCTGCGGCTGCGCCACGGCGGAAAAGGCCGCCCGGCGGATCAAGCCTGACAAGGAAAACGTTTTGCAGCGGTACGACGGGACGGTGGTCTCCAAGCTCCGCCCAGGGAAAAAACTTAACGCAAATAACCAATCCGGGGTCAATGGCGTCTACTGGTCGGCCCGGGAGCAGTGCTGGATCGCCAAGATCGGCCTCCGGGGCAAGAGCGTCACCATCGGCCGCTTTGCCAGCCTTGCGGAGGCCAAGAAGGCCCGCATTGACGCGGAGGTTGAGCTCTATGACCCCATCATCGAGGCATTTGACGATGAGAGCCGGGAGGCCGGGCAAAACATCCGGCAGCGCAAATGTCGCGGCTGCGGACAATGGTTTTCCCTGGTCGCCGGCCAGATCCGCTACTGTCCGGACTGCCGGGAAAAGCGTCTGGAAAGCAGGAGCAGGTCCGTCCCGCTGTCGGTCCCCGTCCCCTGTAACGTCTGCGGGCGTGAATTTGTCCGCACAAGCCCGGCACAGAAGGCTTGCCCGGACTGTCGGGCAAAAAGAAAAAAGGACTGACCCCCACGGGCCAGTCCTTTTTTATCGCAAACTTGCTAAAACATTGCAATACACTTGCAAGTCAGGGACCTCAATCCATCCCCATCTCCGCCGCCTTCGCTCTGGCCTCCTCGGCCTCCCGCTTGCGGACGTCCTCGGCCCTCACCATCATGGCCACGACCTCGCACCGGGACGCCGGCGCGCAGGGCCTGGACCCGTCGGTGATCCCGGCCTGGACCCCTCTGGCCCAGCAGCCCTCCTTCCGGCTCCACTCCGGCTCCGGCTGGGCGGCCTGGCTGACGTTGAGCTCCTGCACCACGTCCCGGACGTAGTCCTTGAGCCTGGTCTTGATGGTCTGCTCCACCAGCGCGGCGATCTCCTTCTCGGTCATTGAAAATTCCTCCTTCGGAATGGTGACGGCCTTGGGCCTCTTAATACGGAAATAAAACTTGACCTGCTTTTTCAGCAGCTGCCAGGACCCTCTGGTCCGCCGGGTCAGGCTGGACACCGGGTCATTGACATAGGCAATGTCCCTCTGGACGTCCACATCCCACAACAGAATGAAATGCCCTGACCTGGTCCAGTTCCCCGGCCCCATGCAGGCGATGACCAGATCCCCGGCCTTGACCGCCGCCAGCACCGTGGCGTGATAGGCGGACCCCGGCTGTCCGTAAATGGAGGCCCCATTGAGCTGCGTGCACGTCAGCCCGTACCGCCTGGCCGCCGGCGCAAAGTATGCGTAAAAGGTCCCGTGCCTGAGGGCCTTGAACCCATGGGCCAGCGCCCAGGCGCACTCCGTCTCCGGCGTGACCCGCTTGTCCGCCCAGGTGGCCAGCGCCATGGCCATGGCCGTGGGTCCGCACCCGGACCCGCCGATGGTGGAGCTCTCCCCCTTGACGGCGTAGGACTTGGACGCCCACCGCTTATCCGTCTGGTAGTAGACGACGGGCTGACTATTCATCGGCGTCCGCCTCCTTGTCGGCCTCCTGGTCGATCTTGTCCTTGAGGCTGGCCACGCACCTTGCCAGCCACGGCGGCACGGGCGCCCCCATCCGCCCCGCGTTCTCCACGATGGACAGCATCTCATTGAGTACCAGCCACACGGTGACCAGCAGCCCGAAGATGGCCTTCGGCAGCGCAAAGCCCAGCGGCGCGGCGGCCTGGACCAGAATATGATCCAGGCTTACCGCCACCACCACAAGAAAGACGTAGGCGATTTTTTTGATGATCCCCAGGATGCCTTTCCTGGAGGACCATCCGTACTCCGGATTCTCCGGGTGGGCGATGGCCTCGGCCTTGGCCGCCAGCATCCCGGTGACATAGTCCAGGGCCATCATGACCATCAGCAGAATGACGGGCGCAAACAGCACCCCCAGCCTGGCCGCCAGCCAGGAGATCACAACGGTCACCGCCCCCTGCAGGGCGGGCTCAGACGCTTTCATCAGCTGTCACTCCTTTCGTTGTCGCTGCCCATCCCCACTGCGATGAGCCCACCCACTACCGGGGCCAGGGCGAAGGAAAGTACCACCCACAGCGCAATGCCTAACAGCACCATATCTAAGCCTCCTCCCTGCGTTAAAGTGTCCTTTAGGTTACTTTGGTAAGATTCAGCCCATAACGGCATCACGAAGAATTATAAAATATCGATGTCCGTTCAGTGTGTACGAATACTTATGTTCTTCCATAAACCTTTACACATCCAATAGGTAATCCGCTTTAGTGATTCCGTAATGTGCGTTCAACGCCGTCTGATATGCAATGGCGTTTGACGCGAAATACTGCTGATGCGGGACATTTTCCGACAACTCCGCAATGGTATCAATATCATCAACGGCATAAAATCCGTACTTAATATTCCGTTCTTTTGCCAACTCTGACTCATGGATTAATCCTGCAATCCCGTAGGAACCATCCATCAAAGCATAATTTTGTGTTACTCCAAACCAGACGCCATCGGGTACAACAGGCAGACCGTCTTTGTATTCCTTTTTGTCGTCCGGGAAATTTCCGTTGAAGGAATTAAACCATCCGGTGTCAGGGTTATCCCACATATTTCCCGTTAATGCGTTACCGGCGGCGAAAAGTACCTTTGCGTCCGGGATTGCAGTCCAAATATTTACAAACGAGCTAACAATCCAATACGATTTGTCGGCAATACCCCACTTGTCGAGGATTGTTTTTGCGCCTAAAAATTGTTCCTGTGTTTTTACCGCCTTGCAGTCAAGCCATATTTCAAGCCCGAGTTCACGGCAAAGTTGGGCTGCTTTGTCTAACGTACAGATTTCGGTCCCGGCAAACCTGGGGCTGAACCAAGACCCATAGTCAAATTGCTGTAATTGAGCGTAGGTCATGCTAGCTATGGTTTGCTGTTGCGTCCCTCCGACCCGGCGTAAATCCTCGTCATGAAATAGTACATACACCCCGTCAGACGTTATCTGTACGTCAACCTCAACACCGCCCAACCCGGCTTTTTTAGCCCCGATGATGGCAGGTGCGGTGTTCAGGGGATAATATGCCGAAAGCCCAGCGTGACCATACGATTTGATAAACCCATCTTCTGGCAATTTGCAGGAAAGGGGAAGAAGTTGATTAAAATCTACATCCCGCAAAAACTCGTCTGTGGAAAAATAAGCATTGTTGGCATTGCGGAATGGAATATACTCACCGGGATTGTCTGCGCTGTTGATAACAGCCATTATTTTATCGCCGGCATTCAAATGACTCTCGTTGAAATTCAATCCCAGCTTGTAGACATTTTCAGGTACAGTGTAAGAATACTGGTTCCCTGCAATGCCGCCTCGCGTGATAAAATTTCCGTTTCCATCAAAAACAGCAACGCTGTTGGAATACCCTTCGATAACACTTCGATCGTGATACCGCCAGAAATAAACCGTATCTCCTGGATTAACGTCAAGATAATACAGGGCACTATTTGCGCTGTCTGTCACTTGCCCGAATGCCCAGTTGATTTGTTTTCCGTGTTGATACTTTGATGGGTCAATTCGATTCACAGAAGCTGGCATATTAACCAGGTGCATAAATTCCATGCTCTCTTTGCTGACAGTATTTCCAAGACCAGCTTCCATCGATTCAACACGCTCTTCCAGCGATCCATCTGTGACAACCGTATATTTTGCCGCTACAGATACCGTTCCAGCGGATGAAAAGCCATGTGCCGTATACATACTGAAATGGCTTACATCTTTTTCAGCGGTAAATGCCAAATCCGTATCCAAAGAAAGGTTGTAACTCAGAGCTTTATACGTTCCATCCTTATGCTGTTCATAGAATATAATGCCGCCATGCTCAGCGGTAATGCTGACCCGAAGCGTATACACCTGCCCCTGCGGAATATCAGCATCAAGAATTTTGGTTGAACCTGAATAGCTTCCAGCAGTTACATTTTTATTTATACTGAAATCTTTCGGGATGGACTTTCTTGTAAACTGTTCAAGGCTGTCGAGGGTTTTATTTGTATCGTCTAAAGCACTCTTTACCTCAGCCAGCTCGTCCGTATACTGGCTCTCCTCCATGGAGCTCTGCTCCCAGGCAGTCCCGTTGGAGGTCACCCGGTACTTCTCCGCGATGAGGTAGTAGGTGTCGTTGGCGTTTGCCGCCGACGCCTCCGGCAGGGCCGCCGCCGACGCCAGGGAGCCCTTGAAGTTATAGGGGCTGGTCAGATGCTGGTGGATCTCCTCATCCGCCGCCGCCCTGGCCGCCGCTTCCGCCGTGATGGCGTTATGGATCACCTTGTTCTGCACGGCGTTTTCGCTGTGGCCGTTGAGCTCCGCGTCCGGCTCCTCCGGAAGTTCAAACACCTGCGGCTCTCCGTTTGCCCCGGGCAGGACCGCCCGCTTCTTTGCGGGGTAGGTCACCCCGTTGATCTTGATGTCAGCCATTTAAGCTGCCGCCTCCTTCCAGCTCGATGATCCGGTCCGCCAGCTCCTCCAGGATGCCGGCGATGTTGGTGCTCCTGAGCCCCAGCTTCACCGCCGCCGGGGTCAGATTCCCGATGGCAGCATCCGCCAGGATGAGATTGAAATTCAGGTGCGTAAAAAGGTTCAGGGCCTCGTCCCCGTCCTCCTGAGGGTTGACCAGGATAAAGCCCAGGTTATCGCTTACGTCTGCCACAGTCAGGCCTCCTCTCCGTCGGTGATGATCAGGGCGTCGCCGTCCTCCCGGACGGTGACCCGGTTGTCCGCCGCGATGGTCAGGGCTCCGTCCACGGCCCAGACGCCGTCGCCGATCTGCTTGTACGCCGGGGCCTCATAGCTCGCCGCGGAGCCGATGTACAGTGTGTCACCGGCCTCTCGGACGGTGACCTTGGCATTGGGACGCAGGAGCAGACAGTCCCCGATGGCGGCCACGCCGCTGTCCCTGGGTCTGTCCTTCCCGGTGATCTCATACTCCCCGGAGCCCACCAGCCTCGCCCGGTAACCGGCAAAGTGTTTTTTCGGCGTCCGGGAAAACTCCGCCACGCTCATCTGACGGTGGACCTCCTTGACCTTGAGGTACCGGTAGGCATGCTCCAGCGCCAGATGTGCCGGCTTGACCACATCCAGCGCCCGGACCAGCTCCGCCTGCCTCTTCTGGGGCCCGAAGGATTCCAGGTAATACAGCACGATGGTCCCGATCCCGGCCTCATACTCCGCCTCGATCTCCCCGGCCCGCCAGGCGTCGCAGACGGCCTGGATGGTGGCGATGGAGGGCGGCAGGGACGCCAGCCACATGGCCCGCACATCTGCCCGCCGCGCTTCCTCGGTCGCTCCGTCCTCCGGGGTGATCCCCAGCAGCCTCTCCCAGAGGGCGAGAGACCGGCTCATCATGGCCTCAGAGTCCTCCGAGGTCGAGATATCCAGGATCCGCTCAGCCAGCTCGTCCAGCTTGACCCCGGCGGCCAGGAAGATGGCCCGGACCCACGGGTCCTGCCGGATCACCCAGTGGAGCTGCTGCAGAGGATACTCAGCTACCCGCATTGACAGCCACCTCCCCAAGCACGGGGCACTCCCGGGCCGCAAAGCTCACGGATCCCGTCCTGCCGTTGACGGTCAGGGCGGAGTAGTCCTCCACCCCCTCCACCAGCACGGCGGCCACGATGTCGGCGTACCGCAGGGCGGACCCCGCCAGGGCGGTCTTGCGGACCAGGGCCTCCAGAGCCGCCTCGATCTCGTCTGAGGGGTCCCCGGCGGCGGTCAGGGTAACGGCAACGTCCAGCGTCACCGCCTCGGCGGCCTGGACGCTGCACACCGCCCCGATAGGGGCCTCTCCCATGCCGTCGCCGTTCTCGTTCGGATCCAGCAGCGCCTGTACCTCGGCCGCCAGCTCGTCAGAAGCCGGGTCCCCGTTGGCGTCCACCAGGTAGATATCCACCGTGTTGGGCCCTCTGGGCGTGGGGATGACGGTCACCCGACCCACGCCCTCGACGGTCTTGGCCCACTGCTCATACTGATAGATGTTCCCGCCGTTGGCCGGTCTCTGGAGCACCTCGTAATACCTGGCCCGGAGCTCCTCGTCGCTCTCCTCATCATACCCGCCCGTAAAGGCGGCGTCGTTGACGATCCCGCCGATGCCCTGAATGGTCACCGGCATGGCGATGACGGTCCCGGGGTTGGCGTTGCCGGCAGAGCCGGGCTCCACGGCGGCCACGGTAAAGGTGGAGCCCACGGTCACGTCCGCATCCTCCTCCGCCATAAACTGCACCCCCGCCGCAGTGGCAAACAGGGCCCCGGCGGAGATATGCCCGGCTCCCGCCGTCACCCGCAGGACCCCGGAGGCATAGGTGGCCTGCCTGCGCTCCACGGCCCGGTGCTGCCACACATAGGCGTCCAGGTCATAGCCCGTCAGGTTCTCCGGGTCCAGCCGGCTCTCGGCGGCCTCCACATCGGAGGCGAGAGACGCCAGCCCGATGGCAAAAGCCCGGGTAAAATCAAAGGCCGGAAATCCCGGGCTTTTCTGGTAGCTGGGATCCAGCTCCTCCAGCATCGCGCTGTGGATGGTATCCACATCAGCCAAGGTCTATCACCTCCGTGATGTAATTCCCGTCCTTCAGCCGGACGGTGCAGTTGATTTTCTCGCCGTCGTAAATGAGCTCGGAGAGCTCCTCAATGGCCTGACAGTACGCCGCCGAGCTCAGCAGCTCCTGCCGGATCTCGCTCAGGGCGTACCCCCGGGGGATCCTCTGCCCGATGAGCTCCAGGGCCGAGCACCCGTAGTCCGTGGGGTGGACCGGATACTTTGCCACCCTGGTCCGGATGACCTGTTCCAGCCAGGCCTTCACGGCCTCGGCCCCGGTGCACTCCACCGGCCCACCGTTGTCCATGAGATACCGCCCGGCGGTCCAGTCAAAGACCAGCCCCCGCCCCATGACGGTGGAGGGCCGCGCGGGGTCCGGCGTCTGCACCGCCGCCTGTCGGGCCAAAGCGTCAAACAGCATAATATCCCTCCCTGTCTCGCAGAGTTTTCCCCGCAAAGCGGGGAAAAGGAAATCCGGTCCGAAAAAGTGGCGGCTTTGCCGTCGCTTTTTCACTTCTCGCCCGGCAAGTGTGCGAGCGCAGCGAGTGCGCGCGCCGGGCGCATGGAGGGGGTCAATGGGGGAACCATGATCCGGCCCGGAGGGCGGGCATGGTGCCCCCATTCATGCTATCACCCCCAGCACGCAAAATCGCATGCCCCCGGCAAACACGCCGCTGCCGGGGAGCAGGATGACGGTCATCCCGTCGTGGAGCTTCGGGCAGGAGCCCAGGATGTCCAGATGCTCCTGCCTGAGCATCACCTCGCCGCCCATGGCGGAGATGATCAGCTCTCCCTTGACCCAGTCCTTGGCCTCCTCGTCCCACTTGGGGCTGATGACGTCTCCCCGCAGGTACCCGGAGCTCCCGCCCCCGGTCCTGCCCTGGCTCTTGAGCCGCTTTGCAAATTCATGCTCCCAGCCCATTACGCCGTCACCTCCCAGGCTTTCATGACCTTGTCGGCCACATACCGGCCAAGCTCCTCGGCATACTGCCGGTTGCCCAGTACGTTTCCGGCGATGTTGACGTTGACGGTAACATTCCTCCCGCCCCCGCTCTGGGCGGCGGCCATGGACACGTCATGGGGGATGATCTGCGTCCCGCTTGGCAGGTTGATGATCTCGCCTCTCCTGCCCTCATTGACGTAGGTGGGCCCGCCTTTCCAGAAGGGCGTTCCGGTTGCAGAGTAGTCCGCCTTGGACACATACCCGTTGCCGTTGAGGTTCTTGTTCCCCGAGCCGAATCCGATGGCCTCCATGCCCTCCTTGACCTTGGCGATGAGGTCCACGATAGGCTGAATGGCGGCCTTGATCTTATCGAAGACGGTCACGACCTTGTCCTTGAGAGCAGACGCCGCGGCCTTGATTTTGTCCCAGTTCTGGTAGATCAGAACGCCGGCAGTTATAGCTGCCCCGATGGCGAGGACGACAGGGTTAAAGCCCCCGCCGACCAGCTTGGTCAGGATAGACGCTACGCCGCCTCCGGCCTTTTTCAGGAGGCCGAAGCCTTCCACCAGCCCCGAGACTTTCGTGGCCACATCCGCCACAATGGACATCCCGGAGATGGCCGCCGTCACTCCCAGCACCGCCGGAATGAGGGTATTGGCGTGCTGCACTGCAAAGCCCAGCACAGGCTTGATATACCCCCAGGCCGTCGCCACCCCATCCTTCACCCGGCCGATCCCGGCCTTGATGTCGTCGGTGTGGTCCGCGATCCAGGTCATGGCCCCCTCGATCTTCGGCGTCGCCTTGTCGATGAGCCCCAGGGCGGCGTTCTGCAGAGCCGGGATGTACTGGGCGGCAAAGCCGTAGATCTCGCCCTTCAGGTGCATCAGCTTCCCGCCGATCTCGTCCTGGGCCCTGCCCAGCAGGTTCTGGGTCTGGGCGATCTTCCCGGCGTCCGTGTCGGCCAGGGCCTTGTTGACCCCGCCCACGTTGGCCTCCAGGATCTCCGCCATCATGGCGGCTCGCTCCATTTCCGTGCCGGACTGCATGACCTTCTTCTGGTGCTCAGTCATGATGATGCCTGCGCGGCTGAGAGCACCAGTCTGTCCGGTCATTGCTTTTCCCAGCAGGTTGGCAAAGCCGATGGCGTCCTCCTGGGAGGCGTTGATGCCCTTCTGTTGGGCAATCAGGTCCGCCAGCCCCGGCGTCAGCTTGGCCAGGCTCTCCTCGGTGAGCTGGAAGGTGGCCAGCTGCTGCAGGCCCGCCGTGGTGACGTCACCCGCCACCACGCCGACCTCCTCCAGCCCGTCGGCCAGCCCTACCAGCCTCTCCTTGGCCGCCTCCGCTGCCCCCGCGCCCTGGGCGATGATGCTGGGCACGTTGGCCAGCACGGCGGCCAGCTTGGTCTCCGCCTCCTCGGCGGCGTTAAAGCCCTCGATGGCGTCGGCGGCAAAGGCCTTGAGCCCGGCGGCGGACAGCAGTCCGCCCACCCCGGTCAGAGCCGCGCCAAACTTCAGCACATGGGCGGCCCCGCCGAGAAATCCCTGCCGGACGTTCCGGGAAAACCCGATGACCGACTGGGAGACCTTCCGCATGGCCTTTTCCTGGTCGCGGGTAATGGTCCCGGCCTCCCGCATCGGGCGGGTAAATTGATCCTGTAATTTCAGCAGGATATTGACGTTTTTATTGGCCACCGGTCATCGCCTCCCACACTTTGGCCTTTCGTTCCTCCTCCAGCTCCCAGGCAATGCCGAAAAACAGCTTTTCGGCAGGGGAAAGGGAGAGCAGCTCCTCCAGGCTGTGGCCCCGATTCAGGTAGTGGGCGATGAGGGAGAGCTCCTCATCGCCCGCGATCAGTTTTTTACCTCATCTCTGAGGTCTCCGCCGTCGCCGTAAAGGGCCCCGACGGCGTTGATGACCGCCACCATGTCCCCCACGTCCTCCCGGAAGACCAGGGGCACCACGTCCGTGGGCGCGCCCTTGCAGCCGTAGGCGTCCAGCAGCTCCTGGCTGTGGAGGATGGGGCAAAAGGCGTAGATCATCTCATAGATGGCCTGCAGGGTCTCCCCGCCGCCCTTCGCCGTGGCGTAGGCGGAGGAGAGCTCCTGGTACTCCACCAGGGGCAGACGCCGGATCTCCACGGTCCCGCCCATGCCGGGCACAAAGACCTCCGCCGTCTGCTGCAGGGGCTTCTCCTTCCTGGCGATGAGCTCAGCCAGGCTCAGCTTGCGCTTGTCCATGCCGCTCACCCCTCGATCAGCTCCAGATATTCATAGTCCGCAAACTTGAAGGGCACGGACTCGGACAGAACGGTCCCGTTCTCCCAGCTGCCCAGGTCAAACTCATCGAAGACCACGCCGTAGAGGACGCACCGCTGTGCCCCGACCACGTCGGGATCCGTGACCACGATGTCCAGCTTGACCTCCGGCAGCTGCCCGGACTTGGCGCCCTCGGCGTAGAGCCGGGCGATCCGGCTGTTGACCTTGTGGATCTCCAGAGTGCCGGACCCGGAAAAGCCCATATAGCGGTACTCCTTGCCCAGCTGCCCGTTGACGTCCTGCTCCTCCGTGTTGATGGTGACCTTGGCCTCCACGCTCTTGGCCTCCGCCAGCTTCTCGTTGTTCAGCCAGGCGGAGCAAAAGCTCCCCCGGATCTGCTTGTTGGTGATAAGATTTCTTGCCATCACTCACACCTCCTTAGCCCAGCTGTACGACCATCCGCAGGTCTTCCATGGCGTCCAGAATGCGGATGGCGGCCGTCACAAAGACGTAGCTCTTATACGTCTTGCCCCGGACGTACCCGTCGTCCTTGTCCGCCATGGACTGCCCCTCGGCCTCCCAGGCCCGGCGCATGGCGGCCACGTCGATGTCCACCTTGGAGTAGTCCGCCTCCAGGATGTTCTCCGCCTCCAGCTGCCGCAGATAGCCCAGCACGTCCCCCACAAAGAGGGCCTGGTTGTCGGCGGAGTTCCTGACCTTGGCCAGGTAATAGTTTTTGAAGGTCCGGACGATGTCCTCCTGGATCAGATCCTGGGCCTCGATGACGGCGATCTTCTTCTGGTCCTCGATCAGGTCCCCGGTGACGGTCTGCAGGGTATTGACGCCCCTTGCGATCCGGATGGTGTCGTCGTCCAGATACAGGGCCATCTGCCCCAGATCCACCGCGTCCCCGGGCTCCACCACGGAGCCGGAGACGGTGTAGTCCGCCACGGCCTCCAGGTCGCTCAGGGCGTAGTTGGTGACGGATCTGTCCATGGGGCAGGCCGCCAGGATGCCCGCCAGCCGGGGCAGGTACTCCACCATGGGGGTGGCTGCGGCCTCTCCGGCGATGGTCACGGTGGGGTTGCAGGCGCTGACCACGTGGATGTCGTCCGCCGCCACCTGGTACACCAGAGCCTTGGCCTTTCTGACTCTCCGGGAGGTGTTGATCTCCTTGACGTAGTCGGCCAGATCCTCCTGCATATTGGCGTAGGGCGCCACGATCCAGTTGAAGGCCACGCTCCGCAGCAGCGGCGCGGCGTCCTCCACGGTGCCGCTGGCCCCCAGCCGCACCACGGTGACCTTGGTGGGTCCGGCGGCAAAAGCCCGGGCCAGGATCTTATAATTCGCGGCGGAAAAATCGGAGGTCTTGACCTCCTCCAGCCACTTGTACTCCTTGACGCTCCAGGTCACCCCGCTTGTGGTGTCCCGCAGCAGCACGCAGAGATACCCCCCGGCAGACCGCCGGGAAGCCGTCTCCGCCAGCTTCTTAAACGTAACAGTAATTTCGGGCAATCCCATTTGATCACTCCTTTGCCTCGCAGAGTTCTGTCCGCCCGGCGGACAGAATCAAATCCAATTCGAAAAAGTGGCGGCTCCGCCGTCGCTTTTTCACTTCTCGCCCGGCAAGTGTGCGAGCGCAGCGAGTGCGCGCGCCGGGTGCCGGGAGGGGGTCAATGGGGGAAACATTGTCCGGCCCCCGTCAGGGGGCGGCAATGGTGCCCCCATTCATCTCCAGCGTATCCATGAGGCTGGGGTTCTCCTCCTCGCCCGCCGGGATCTCCTGGAACCACTCCACGCTAAACGTGCAGTACAGCGCCATATCCTCCCGCACGGGGTCAAAGTCGAGCTCCTCGGCCACCAGGTGAAACTGCTCGTCCACCCGGATGGGCCTCTCCAGGGCCTCCGTGAGGGAGGCCTGAGCCCGGAGCAGGTCGATCCACCCCCGGTCCGTCCGGGCGGCAAACCGCACCAGCTCCAGCTCCGCCGTCTCATGCCGCAGGGCGCCCTCCCGGCTCACATCGCTGTAGAGCAGGGAGAGCTTGGTGCAGGGCCGTTCAAAGCCCTCCTTGAGGTCCTTGGTGACGGGAGGGGCCCCGAAGACCGCCTCCGCCGTCCGGGACACCGCCCGCATGACGTCCACAATGGTGATCATCCAAAGCCCCCTTCCCGCAGCACCTCATCCACCAGGCCCCCGGCGTCCTTGCCCATCTCCGTCTTCATCTCGTTGGCGGTGTGGGCCGCCGGGTGCCGCCCGGGGACAAACTGCTCCGTCTTCCGCTGGTGCTTCCGGCCCATGCCGGCCACCGGCACCCACTGCACGTGGCCGTGCTCAAACAGGTGGGCATGGGGTGCCTTGTTAGAAACGCGGACCTGCCAGTCGTCGTTGCGGAGGTGTACCGCGCTCCTCCGGACGCCCTTGAGGAGGGCCGTTTTCTGCTCCTCCTTAGTCTTCCGCTTCCGGTGGCCCTTGATCTGGGCCTTTGTGTTGGCCCGGAGCTTTCTCGCGGTCTTGTTGCCCTCGACCCGGAGAAACTCCTTGGCCTTATCCGGGTACCGGTCCGCCACGGTCTCCATGTCCCGGGCCAGCTGCGCCAGCTCCCGTGTGTCAAAGCCCATATCCATCGTTTCTCACCTCGGTAAAAAGCTCCAGGGTGGTGTGGTCGTGGTAGGGGTCCATGACGTAGAGGATGTCGTACCGCACCCCGTAGACCTCCACCCACATATCCGGCGTGATGTCCGGCCGGTATCGGATGACGATCTTGTGGGTGGTCCGGGCCAGCTCCGTCTCGGCGGGCCTCCCGCTGAGCAGGGACCCCGTCTGGGGGATCACCGCGCACCATACCGAGCACACGGTCTCCGGCTCTGCGGGAAACTGGTCCAGGTCGTCCCGGTCCGTCCCGGTCCCCATCCGTTTGATGAGGCCCCGGTGCCGCAGGTCAGAGGCCAGGTTCCGTCTGTTGCTCACGGGCCACCACCCTTTCTCCCTCCGCCTCCAGCTTCAGCTGGTTGATGAGGTTCCGGATCCCCGGGATGGCGGAGGGCATCGGGGCCTCCGTGAGCCCCCGGTAGTCGTAGTAGTGCAGGACCAGGGCCAGGGCAGCCAGCCTGTACCGGGCCGAGTCGTCCGGCTCCTTGATCCCGGCCCCCGTCAGGTAGTCCTTCGCCGCCTGGAGGAGACTCCGGAGGAGGTCGTCCTCCAGATCCCCGTCAATGCGGCAATAGGTCTTGACCTCCTCCAGAGTGATGTTCATGCTCAGTCTCCGCCGCCGGGCTCAGCTGCCGCCGTCACGGTGCCCACGGCAAAGCCGCCGGGAGTCATCACGTTGCCGCCGATGAAGACGTCGCCCAGAATGGCGTTCATACGCTCCACAGCCTTGACGCTCTCGTCCAGCCGGATGCTGTAGTTGCCGAAGAGGCCCAGGGTGTAGGCCGCCGGCTGGCCGTAGATCATCTTGCCGTCGCTGGCCAGGTTGGAGGCCAGGCAGTAGGGGACGATCAGGCCGCCCTCGCTGATCCGGCCGGTGTTGGGGTTGGCGGGGTCGGGGACGATCTCATAGATCCGCTTGTCGTCCTGGTTCCGCAGAGCCCCGATGGCCTGGAGCTGTGCCTTGGTCAGGAAGAGCCGGGCGGTGCCCAGGACCTCGTCGTCGGTGCCAAGGCTGAAGACCAGCTTGTCCAGGAAGCCCGCCTCAATGGTCAGGCCGGACACGGCCACGGTCATGGGGGCCGCCGCCTCGTCCACGGCGGTGAGAATGCCGTACATTTTGTTGCCGGTGGCCAGGCCGTCGCCGTGATAGATCTTATCCACCACCGCCCGGCGCAGAGCACGCATGGCCAGCTCCCGGATCTTCTCCTCATAGGCGACAGGGGAGAGGCGGCTCAGGTTGCGGTCCACAAAGCTGGTGACGTTGGCCTCCCAGGGGCCAAAGCCCACGATCCCGAAGCTGGGGTCGGAGGCGGTCCGGGCGGTGCCCGCCAGGGTCTCCACCTTGCCGGTGTAGGGGGTCAGCTCCGTCTTGAGGTAGGTCTCCCGGTACTGGGCGGCCCCGGTCAGATCCATCACGCTGACCATGTCGATGATGGAGGACATGGTCCCCTTGGTGTCGGTGATGGAGGTTCCCTGCCGGGTGGGCTCGATCAGGGAGCCGGTGGCCAGGGTGGTGCTGTTGCGGACGCCCATGCCCGCCAGGACCTCCCCGGCGTCAAAGGTGATGGGGTCGCCCCGCTTCAGGGCCTCCACTCTGGCCTCCGCCCGGTCCCGGGCCTCGGGGTCGTGCCGCACAGGCTCCGCCTGGGCAAACCGGGCCTCCTCAGCCATCAGGGCCTGGTACTTCTCAATGTCGGGGTTGTACTTCTTCGCCTCGTCGGTGTACTTCTTCATGGCCTCCCTGTCGTGGGCGGCGGCAGCCTCGTCGGCCTTGGCAATCCACTCCGCCCTGCGGTTCATGGCGTCCATATAGTTCTGAGTTGCGGTAGGATTCATGGTCAAATACCTCCAAATCTGGTTTTTTCCAGCTCCAGCACAGCCAGAGCTTCGTCCATAGCTTCCTGCTGCCCATCGGCAGCATCCCGCTGCGCCTCCGCAGCGTCCTCCGGTTTTTCGCTGCCTTTCCGCAGAGCCCCCGGACCCAGCTCCCAGTCGTCGCCCCGGAAGATGCCCAGCGCGGGGACCTCGGGGGCTTCTCCCCGTTCCACGGCGTCCCGGTACCGTTCCAGCAGAGCCTTGCGGTCCGTCATGCCGCCGCCCAGGGACCGGATACCCCGGCCGCTTCCGCAGCAGTTGAGCACCAGGGTGGGGTCCATGTCCTCCTCCCCGATGATCCGGTCCACCAGCCCCAGGCCCTTGGCCTCCGGGGCGGTCATCCAGGTGGAGGCCTTCATGAGCCCCCGGAGCTCCGACCTGGTGGATTTGGGGCCCGCCTTGCTGACGTAGGCGTTGAGGATGGAGTCCGTGATGCTGTCCAGAGCCCCGATGGTCCTCTGGTGCTCATACCGGTCTCCCTCGGTGCGCGTCCAGGGCAGGTGGATCATCACCTGGGCCACCGGCGAGGCGGTGACCTCGTCGCAGCCGGTCATGACCACGCTGGCCGCGGATCCCGCCAGGCTCTGGACCTCCGCCACGGTCCGGCAGTTCGCTCCGCGGAGGACGCTGTAGATTTCAAAGCCTGCCACGACATCCCCGCCTCCGGAGTTGATCTCCACCACCAGGTCCTCCCCCGCGGGGTTGTCTTCGATGGCCTGGCGCACCTTTCTGGGGTAGGCGCAGGGTATGTCGAAATACTCAAAGAGAAGCCCCCAGTTATCGTCCAGGATTTCTCCGTTCAGCTGTACTCTCAATCGTCTTCACCTCCCGGTGATCTGTTTTTCGCCCGCTGGCTGGACTGTTCTTTCCAGTCCTCCAGCGGTCCGTAGTTCCAGGATGCGTACCGGCTCTCGCCGCCCTCCACATCGGGCAGGTCTTCCAGCGCCCGGATGTCGTTGACGCTGTAGACGCCGATATGCCGCATCTTCTCGTACCACCCGGCCCGGGAATCGAAATCGCCCCGGAGCTCCACCATCATGTTGAGCCGCAGCTCCAGCCCATCTCGGATCTGACGGGGCATCAGAAGCCGCCAGGACATCTCCTGCTCCATCTGGGTGACGATAGGCTGGAGGGTGGACACCACGTACTCGATGGCGTTCTGCTCATTGCTGGAGTAGGACTGCTTCCCGGCGTTGACCTTGTAGGCCGGCACGCCGAAATAGTTACAGATGTCGATGACCGTCAGGTCGTGGGTCTCCACAAACTGGGCCTCCTGCATGGTGGCGGCGATGGGCTGGTATTTCAGTCCGTGGTCCAGGATGGCCACCCGGTGGGAGTTGGACGGCCCGCTGTGGACCCTCTCCCACTCAAGTCGCAGGGCGTCCTTAAGGGTGGTCTTCGTGGCCTGACCGTCCGGGCCCTTGACGTAGCCTCCCATGTCGGTCTCCGTCTGGAGCACCCCCGAGGGCTGACCTCCGTTGGTGTAGTAGGCGTTCTGGTACTCCTGGGCGGCGGACCCCGCCCCGATGATGGCGGCGGCGCGCTCCAGCACGCCCAGGCCCTTGAGCCCGTCCCGGCTGTAGCCTTTGTAATGGCATACATCCTCGGCCCGAAGCCGCATGACCTCTCCCGTGTAGGGATGGGAGACGTCGTACCAGATCCGCCCGGTGGTGTCCCGCCAGGGGGTCACCAGCTGGGCGGGGATGGGGATCAGCTCCACCGGGGCCATGGACATGGGGTTCCGGAGGATCCACTCATACCCGTTCCCCTTCACCAGCCGGTTGAGCTCCAGCATCTTTCGCCGCACAAAGGGCGTCATAGCCTCGTTGGGCCGGGAGTTCAGCAGCTCCAGCACCGGCAGCTCCATCCGTTCCCGGGTCCTGCTGTCGATGCAGTAGGCCGGCATTTTCCCGATGGAGTCGGAGATCACCTCTAGACAGCGGTTGACCACCGCCAGCCGCAGGGCGGCGGTCTCCGTGGCCACGGTGGTGACGTCCACCCCCGCCAGCCCCACGGTCTCCGCCGTGACGGCGTTCCGGATGCCGCCGGGCTCCCTGGCCCGGTGCAGAAAATCAAGGATCAATGGTCATCGACCTCCTTTCCCAGAGCCAGAATGGCCCCGACGCCGGTGCACTCGGCTCCGGCCACGCACACCGCCAGGGGCAGGTGCCCCATCAGGGCGATGCCCACCACGATGGCGGCCAGACCCACGCAAAAGAGCGTGTCCGCCACCACCGTGCGGAAAAACCGTCTTTTCATGCCGTTCCTCCTTTCGGTTCTGGTGCCCGAATCGGGCACCGTCCTGATGGCTTGATGGCTTCGGCCCTCTCCCGGACGCCGGAGGAAAGGAAAGAGAGAAAAAACTCCGGGTCCGGGCTAAGAAGGGAGAAAAGGCCAGGCCCCGCAAGGCCCGTCGGACGGGTGAAACAGAGAAAAGTCCCGCCCGGGAGAAAGCCGAAATCCTTAACTTACAAACTAAAATCGCCGCCTGCGATGGCGTCCGCCAGCGTCGGGTGGTTGCGTCTCGTCAGCGCTCTGACGAGGGCGTTCATGGCTGCGGCGAGAGGGTCTATCCTCTCGGTGTCGTCCTTGTGTCTTTTGCTCAGCTTGATATTGCCGTCCTGGTTGGAGATCTCCACGGCGTTTGCCAGGCACCAAAGCATCAGCGGGCTCTCCTCCAGCACCAGCTTCCCCGCCAGCAGCAACTCCCGAAATCCCTTCACGGCGATGTTCTGCCCGGAGCAGGACTGCCAGACCTCCACGCAAAAATCGTCATTGTTGCGCTCTTCCCGCATCCGGATGGCCAGGTCCGTGGCGTTGTGTCCGTCGTAGTCCACCTCCGCCACCTGCCAGCCGTGGTCCCGCTCTCCTTGGGTGATCCAGTTGTCCACGTAGCTGTTGTCTGTGACGGCTCCGGGGGTCAGGGTGCAGTACCCGCGCTCCGCCCAGGCCTTATAGGGCACCCGGTCGCTCTTCTCGTGGCGGTCCGCCCCCTCCTCCGGCATGAAGCCGTGGACCTTGATGGCCACCCGGCCCTCCGGCAGCAGGAAGACCGCCGCCACGCCGGACAGGTCGATGCGCTTGCCCAGGTCAAACCCGCACCAGCACTCCACACCGTCGGTGAGCCGTGCAAACTCCTCCCGGCTCACCTGGGCCGCCTTTGCCAGCTCCATGGCCTGCTCGTCCAGAAAGCGGTTGACGCTGCCCGTCTGCCACTGGCACATCCTTCTCGTCAGGAACATCCTGATCTTCTGGGGGTCGTTGGAGCCATAGGCCGCCGTGTACTCGTCCTCGATCTGCCCCCGGAGGATCCGGCTGTACTCCGTGTCCTCCCGCAGGCAGGGGTTGGCCCACAGCCAGAGCCGCTTGTCGTGGGGGTCCGCCCCCACCGGCAGCTCCCGGATCATGACAAAGTAGCTCTCGTCGCTGACCTCTCCGTCCAGGATCCGCTTGGCGTAGGTCTCTTCGATGTAGCAGGGCTTCCGCTGGGCGTCGTCCCCCGCGGTGGTGATGACGTCCAGCAGGCTCTGCCTCCGCTTGCCGAAGGAATTGATGCACAGGTCGTAGATGTCGGACACCGGATGGGCGTGGTACTCGTCCACCGTGACATAGGTGGGCGCCCCGCCGTCCTTGTTCTTCGTGTCCTTGCTGAGGGCCTTCATGAACCCGCCCCGGGTCTTATGGACCACGGGATTGCTCCGGGGGATGATGAGCCGCCGCTCGATCTGAGGGCTTGCCTGGGCGATCTTCTTGGCGTCGTCAAACACCCGCCTTGCCTGCTCCCGGTCCACTGCGGCGCACAGCACCTCCGGCTCCGGCTCGTAGGCCGCCAGCTCCGGCTGGTATGGCGGATACATGGCGTCGCCGCACATGGCGTAGAGGCACTGCCCGGATTTCTCCGTACTCTTGCAGTTCCCCCTGGCCCGCTTGTTGTAGGTCTTTCGAAACCGCCTGGCCCCGGTGTCCTTATGGACCCATCCGTAGGTGCAGCCCAGGTCAAAGACCTGCCAGTCCAGCAGGGTGATGGGCTCTCCCGCCTCCGGCCCTCTGACCTGGCGGCACTGCCCAAACCACCGGACGATCCGGTCGGCTCTGGTGGTGTCAAAGACATAGGGGAAATCGTCGGTGCCCTGGCGTCTCAGGTCGTCCAGGTGCCTCTGGCAGGCCTTGATCTCGTAAGATCGG